TGATGCCACAAGTTTAGTAGCCACTTCATCAGCTGGTCAATCAGAAGTTGATCCTACTTTCTTAATTGGAGAAGGTTGGGGTAGAGATACTTATGGAAACTTAGGATGGGGCGTAAATTATTCTGTCATTGGTGGTGGGGTAAATGGTATTGCATTAACATCTTCGATTGGTAATGAAGATGCATTTACAGATTTTACTGCTGAAGTTTCAGGCATACAATTACAAACATCTATCACACCAGTTGGGACTTCTGCAAACTCAGATAATGAAATAGCACATAGTTTCTTAATTCAAGGAAGTGTTGGAGATGCATCAATAACTGGACATGCTCTAGTAGAGCCTTCAGGAGCATCAGCCGCAACAGCGATAGGAGATGCTGTCGGAGGAACTCTTCAAGAAGTTCCTGTAACAGGTATTCAATTAACTGCAAATATTGGTAACGAAGATACTTCAGGAAATGCAGACGTAAATGCTACGGCTATTTTCTTAACTTCTAGTGCTGGTCAAACAGATATAAAATTTGCTTATGATGCTACTGGCTCACAAGTAACAGCAAGTGCAGGTCAAATACCTGAAGTAAATGGTGATGCATTAGTTCAACCAACTGGCATAGGGTTGACAAGTGCTGTTGCGTCCCCTAATATAATTGCATGGGCTGAGGTTGACGTTGGAACCCCTGTAACTTGGACTGAGGTTGACTTAGCTGCATAAGGATTTATAATTTAAAAAAAGGAAAATTTTATGGCATCAAACTTCTCTACTGATCTTAAATTAGAATTGATGACTACTGGTGAAAACGCTGGTACGTGGGGTGATAATACAAACAATAACCTTAATCTAATTCAACAAGCAATCGCAGGTTTTGAACAAGTAACACTTAATAGTGGTTCAACTTTAGCTTTAGCGATGACAGACAAAACTATATCTAACGCTAGAAACATGGTAATCAAATTTGCATCAGCTTCAATAGCTGCAAGTACAATTTGTACAATTCCTGACAGTATTGAAAAATTTTATATTTTTGATTGTACAGCATTAACAAATCCTGGAAACCTAACTATTAAAACAGCTTCAGGAACTGGATTTACAATTGATGCTGCAAAAATTTACGCTGCATATTCAGACGGTACAAATTTAAAAGAAATATCTTTAGACACTCTAGGGGGAACAATTGGTTCGGGTGGTTTAGCAGATAATTCTGTATTAAGTGCTGCGATTTCTGCAAACCAAATCACAACTGCAAAAATTTCAGATAACCAAATCACAACTGCTAAAATTTCAGATAACCAAATCGTAACTGCAAAAATTTCAGATTTACAAGTTACTACTGCAAAAATTGCTGACGATTCAATAACACCTGATAAACTTTCAAACACAGCTGTTACACCTGGTTCATACACAACAGCGTCAATCACAGTTGATGCACAAGGAAGATTAACTGCGGCTTCATCAGGAGCAGCAGCAGGTGGTGCTATGGGTGAAATGATTGTAGCTGCTGGGCCTAGCTCAGGAACTTACACAGCTTCTCCATCAGCAAACAAAGCACAAATTTATGCTATCTCAGGCGGAGGCGGATCAGGCGGAAGTTCGCAGGGCTTCGCTGGTGGCGGGGGAGGCGGATCGGGAGCCTTCGGTTACTATGAGGTTTCTGTTACGGGAGGAGATGCTTATCCCTACTCAGTAGGAGCGGCTGGTAATAATGGTACTCCTGTACCTAGTAATGCCCCTCCAGGTAATGCAGGACAAGCTACTAACGTACAAAACTTAGCAACAGTAAACGCTGGAAACGCTGGAAACGGTGCAAGAAGATCACCTCCATTTCCAGGTGCTAACCCAGGAAACCCAGGAACAGCTCCAGGTGCTACTTTAACTTTAAACTCACCTGAAGGATATTTAATTGATTCTGCATATGGTGGAGCATCTGAACCTGGCTACCTTGTAATTAAAGATAACCACATAGCTTAATAAAGGAGAACTATGGCAAATTATATAATGAAAAATGAATCAGGGTTGTCTAAAGTAGCAACAAGTGAAGATTCAAAAACATTTTGGGAATCTTTAGGTTTAACTGCTGAGTCTTGCTCTGACGATCAATATGATGGATTAATTAGATCAACTAAATCTTTTGATAATGGAACTTGGGTTGACTTAATAAGAGACGATGTTTCTTTCGATTTAATTACATTAAGAGAAGAATTAGATAAACATATTGCAAATGTAAAACACTCAATTGAATCTAATGATAATGAACCTGCATCTTGGGCAACTCATTTAACAACTTTAGAAGCAATTGATTTAGATACATTAATAACAACACCTGGCGAAATGCCCTCAATTACAGGAAAAAATTGGGTTGACGCTCTTATGAATAATAGTATATCTGTACCTCTAGTTTTAGAAGTATAGATTAATGCCAAATATCATATTCAAAGCCGTAGACGTAATTACGGAGGATAAGTTAATATGTCCCGAACCTGCTAAACTTCATATACCTGAATGGTTTCGTAAATTAAAACTTACTTTAGGTAATCCAAACGACCTTACTATTAGAGCATGTATGCCTTTTCAAGATACTTTGATGGCTGGTTATGTTTTAAAAAATCCAATTGATCAAGAATTTAATTTTCTTAAAGAAAATCTTCAAGGTGTTGAAGATGTTTGGATAAATGTTCATCAAGAAATTAAAAATAATACAAAAGACAAATTGTTTGAAAATATTAACCATGGAAACGAAACTCATCCTATATCTCAACTAGGAGGTAAAGAAGGAGGCTGTCCATTTGTTTCAATGAATCAAGAAAAAGCTTTTTACAAAATATTAAACCCTTTTTCTATTGTCTTACCTGAAGGATATAGTTGTTTACTTATACCTTTATTGAATAGACCTGATCCACGGTTCACGCCCCTTACAGGTATTATAGATGATGGTAATGATTTACCTCCAAACTTTCCAATAGTTATACACAAAAAAGGAACTTGGTTGCTTAAAAAAGGAGAACCTGTTATTGGTGTAATTCCATTTAAAAGAGAAAAATGGAAAATGAAAATTGAAAAGAAAACAAAATATGACCATAGAAAAAGCATGTTTGCTTATGGCTCAAAAATTAAGAGATGGTATAGAGATTTTATATGGAAAAGAAAACATTGGGACTAGAAAAATTTATCAAGGTTCAAGATAATTTTATTACCCCACGACAAGTTTCAGCAATAATAAGAACTTTTAAAGATAAAAAATTTGAACATAGTAAAATAATTTTAGAAAATGGTGAAAGAATTGTAGATACAACAAATAGAAATGTTGCAGAATATTGGTTACAAGAAAATAGAAATCATACAGAAACACACTGGTTGAGATATTTACAAAGAAAATTATTTTTGTTTTCTCAAAATTTTTTAGATGAATTTCAACTAGATATATCAATTAAAAATATAGAAGGAATAACTATATTAAAATATGAAGCTGGTGGTTTTTATAAAAGACATGTGGACTCTTGTAAAAGTGCATTTAGAGAACTTTCAGCTATAATAATGCTTAACGATGATTACGAAGGGGGAAGTCTAAAATTTTATGATAGTGGAAATGAAATAAAAGAAGTAACAAAAAAAGCAGGTAGATTAATTATGTGGCCAAGTTGTTCATTATTTCCACATCAAGCAGTACCTGTTGAGAAAGGAACAAGGTTTGTAATTGTATCATGGATGTCTTAAAAAATAATTTTTGGTATGTACCTGAAATCTTAACCAAAGAAGAATTAAGACTTTTAAATATTTATTGCCAAATTAAACATAGTTGGAACTATGAACAATTTGATGATGTTCAAACTGCATTAGGTGAAACAGCAATATATGGAGATACAATTATGGAAAGTTTATTAAAAATAAAAACACCTAATTTTGAAAAAGTAATAGGAAAAAAAATTTTACCTACATATTCTTTTTGGAGAATGTATAATAAATTTTCTGTGTTAAATAGACATTTAGACAGGCCAAGTTGTGAAATAACTGCTAGTATTAATCTAGGTGGTTGTGGCACTAAATGGCCATTAATTGTAGAAGGTAAATCTGTTGATATAAAACCAGGAGATGCAGTTGTTTATCATGGTGCTAAATTAGAACATTGGCGAGAAGAATTTCAAGGAGATGCACAAGCTCAAGTATTTTTTCATTGGGTATATGCAGACGGGCCTGAAAAAGGTGAGATTTTTGATAGAAGAAAAGACTTAGGTGATCCTGCAAGACCTAAAGTTAAATTGTCTAACAATGCTTAAATTTTTTAATGGTATATGCTATAATACTTTATGCCTTTAAATTTAATAAACATAAGACCTGGCTTTAATAAACAAATTACTGATACTGCGGCTGAAGGCCAATATGTTGACGGAGATTTTGTAAGATTTAGATACGGGTTTCCTGAAAAAATTGGTGGTTGGGCACAAATTACAGATAAAACATTAGTTGGTATTGCAAGAGATCAACATCAATATACTGACTTAGACGGTAGAATTTACGCTGCAATTGGAACTCACAAAGCTTTGATAATTTATTATGAGGGTGCCTTTTATGATATTACTCCATTAGAAACAGCCCAAACAGGCGGTACCTTTACTGTAAACGGAACAGCCACAGTAACAGTAAATTTAAGTGGGCATAATTTAGAAGCAGGAGATTTATTTACTTTTACATCTGTAACTGCTCCCACAGGATCAGGGTATTCAGTAGCTGATTTTACAACAAATACTTTTGAAGTAACAGGGAGACTAAATGCAAACCAATTTACTATTACCATGTCTTCTGCCTCATCAAGCAGTAATACGTCAGGAGCTTGTACAATTAATAGGTATGTAAAACCAGGTTCTATCGGACAAACTTATGGATTTGGATGGGGAACTGGAGCTTGGGCTGGAGCTACTGGTGTAACAGATACACTAGACGGAGCTCTTCTAAATGACACAAATGGAACTGGAGGTTCAGGGACTACGATTGTTGTAGACTCAACGACAGGTTTTCCTTCAGCTGGAGTTATCAAAGTTGATAATGAATTAATCTCTTATACTGGAACCACGGCCACATCACTCACTGGAATAACAAGAGGTGTTAATGGAACCAGCACTGCTGCACACTCAGATGGGGCTTCAATAGAAGCTTTCACTGGTTGGGGCGAAGCATCTCTTTCTTCATCAGTAACACTTGATCCAGCAAACTGGTCATTAGATAATTTTGGACAAATACTTACTGCTACTATTCATAACGGAAGAACTTTTATTTGGCAGCCAATTCAGAATACTGCCTCTGCTTTGACAACAAGAGCTACTGTCATGTCAAATGCTCCAACAAAAAGTATTTTAACTTTAACATCTGATCAAGATAGACACTTTATACATTTTGGAACAGAAACTACGATAGGAGATGTATCTTCTCAAGATAAAATGTTTATAAGATTTTCAGACCAAGAAGATTTTTCTGACTATGCTCCTACTTCAATTAATACCGCAGGAACTTTTAGGCTAGATGACGGAACTGAAATAAGAGCAGCTATAAGAGCAAAAGATTATATTTTAGTTGTCACTGATTCGGCTGCTTACACTATGCAATTCGTAGGTGCTCCATTTACTTTCAGTATAAGAAAAGTTGGTTCTAATTGTGGATGTATGGGTCAACACGCAATACAATTTAAAGATGGTATTGTTTACTGGATGGATGACTCAGGTGGATTTAATTATTTTGCTGGTACTGTTGAAACATTACCTTGTCCAGTTGAAGACTTTGTTTTTACAACAAATAATCCAGGTGATTTAGGAATAAACTATACACAAGGTAAAACAGTTTTTTGTGGAAACAATTGTTTATTTGGTGAAGTAACTTGGTATTACCCTTCTGCTAATTCAACATCAATTGACAGAGCAGTTACTTATAACCATGGAGAAAAATCTTGGTACACAAGTTCTTTAGCACGAACCACGGCTTATGATGCTCATTTATATCAAGTACCATACAAAACAGAATTTGATAGTTCAGGAACTCCTTCGTTCCCAGTCATTCAAGGAGTAACAAATACTAACGGAGCAACTGTGTATTACGCTCATGAAACTGGGACTGATCAAGTTAAAGGAGGAGCCACAACTGCAATAGAAGCATTTATTGAATCAGGAGATTTTATGTTACATGTTGATGGTGATGGTGAAGTATTTACAAAAATTAGAAGATTTATTCCTGATTTTAAAAGATTAAACGGTAATGCAATAATAACAATTAATCTTAAAGATTTTCCATCTGACACTGCTAGTTCTTCTTCTTTGGGGCCTTTTACTATAAGCAGTTCAACTCAAAAAGTAGATACTAGAGCTAGAGGAAGAGCTGCAAGTTTAAAAATTTCTAATAGTGGTTCAGGTCAAACATGGCGATATGGAACTTTTAGAGCTGATGTACAACCTGACGGTAGAAGATAATGAAAAGAATGAAAGACCCAAAAATAGGCACAGGTAAAAAACCAAAAGGATCAGGAAGGAGATTATACACAGATGAGAATCCTAAAGATACTGTTGGAATTAAGTTTGCGACTCCTACTGATGCTCGTAAAACTGTTGCTAAAGTTAAGAAGGTATCTAAACCGTTTGCAAGGAAAATACAAATCTTAACAGTGGGTGAACAAAGAGCAAAAGTAATGGGTAAATTAAAAGTAGCATCTATATTTAAAAAAGGTAAAGATTCTATAAGAAAAGGAAGAAAAATATAATGGCAAGAATTAATGTAAATGTTCCTCAACCAACAAAAGACTATGAGCCAAGCAACCAAGAACAACAGCTTCAGGCTTTAGATCAAATTAAAAATCAACTCAATACTTCATATCAAGAGGAATTGAAGCAAGAGGTAGAAAGGTTTACGTGGTTTAATGGCTAATACTTATAAAAATTCAAAAATAGATTTTACTTCTACGGATAATACTGTTGTTTACACAACGCCTTCTAACTCAAGAGCAATAATTCAAAATATTTTAGTAAATGATGACTCAGGCAGTGGGGATAGCTTAAGTGTAACTTTAGTAAGTGGTGCTAACACATTTAGTTTATTTAAATCAAAAGCAATAAGCGGAAATGCATCACTTGAATTAATTACAAAACCCATTATTTTAGAAGAGAATGAAATATTAAAAGCACAAGCAAACACTGCTGATAGGTTACACATGGTCGTATCTTTACTTGAGATAAGTAGATCAGATCAAAATGGTTAATGATTATAGTCAAAAATTTTTTATCTAAAGAAGAGTGTGAAAAGTTAATACAATTTTATAAAAATAACTTAAATAAAACTGAACCATATAAAGATAGAAAAAAATTAATATTACATGATAGTTATGGAAAAGGTTTTACAAACAACACTTTTTTAAACACTATTATAAAAAAATACCAAGAGATAAGACCTTTAGATTATCTTGATAATTTAGAAATAGTTTATTGGCCTGAAGGTAATTTTATGGATTGGCATGATGATACTTGCTATTACACATTTTCTTCCATTACTAATTTAAACTCAGATTATGAAGGCGGTAGAACTAGAGTTGAAAACTTTGAAGTAGAACCTAAAATTGGTAAGTTAGTTTTATTTGAGTCTTCAAAATTACATAAAGTTACACGTCTTGAAAAAAACAATAGATATGTTATAGGTGCTTGGTATAAAGATGGCCCGTGTTAAATTTATACATTTTGTCCCTAGACCTAAACCTCGTAAGCGTCCAGGCCGTCATACAAAAAGATTAAATAAACATGTCAAAAGATCGTATAAGAAATACAACCGTCAGGGACGTTGATGAAAATTTATAATTTCCATAATGGAAAACTAAGAAATAATTTTAATCCTCAATATTCTTTTTATTTAGCAGAAGACAGCCTTGATTTAAATACAGACACCATGGCTCAA